AGTTTTTACATTTATCTGTAGTTTTGGTTTATGATGATGTACGAATGGTGACCACCAAACATACTCATTTAGTTTTTTTACAGGCCGACCATTATTGCCTATTACTCTATTTAGTAGGTTTACTATTTTCATTTATTAGTTCTATAAATTTCTCAATGTTTACGACAGCATATGTCTTACTTCTGTTTCTTTTAAATATCAACACAGGATCGTAAACACCACTATTTTCTTCTGCTTGTTGTAAAGAATCCCAAATATTTAGTTTTTCTTGATTCTTACATTCAAATGAATATGGTATTAGTCTACGAGCTGCTGGAGATAGTTTGATATCCTCGCCAGTTTCACCCATTATTGCTGAACGGATGTCATCTGGTTCTAAGTCTGAGAATGTTTCTAACAGTAAGTCTCTTACATTATTTTGTAATCTCTTACCTTTGTTCTTCGCGCTTCTTGTCTTCATATTTTATCTCTATTATTTCTTCCTGGTACTTGTTAATACTTGTCTTGCTTGCCTTGCTTATCTTGCTTGCTACCTGGTTAAGTACTTAAGCCATTATTTGTCAAAAAAGGTCAAACAGATCTTGTATAAAAAACTTTCTGTGATTTTTTATATAACCAGAAATCAATAATATTATTAATAATATATATTACAGAATTAGTTGTTAATCAAATATATTTTACAACCACTTAGATAATTCTTTTCTTGCAAACCTTTCAGCCTTCTCTTCCCACTTATTATCATCGTGTGGGTCTAATCCTTTGTATGTAGCCATTGTTCCTGCCTGTGTATATTTTTTTATATACTTTCTGACTCCTAATCTTTTAGCATCAAGAGCGTGTCCTATCTCATGCAGTATTGTCAATAGAAACTCTTTTACTGTTGGGTAAGACCTTCTTAGTGTTACAGTATCTGTTTCAGGTACATACTCTCCAAAATCTTTTCCACTACCAAACTTTACCTTAGACTTTAGCCCATATTGTTTTACCAAATTCTGTGCTATATCTAAGTAATCTATTCTTTCTAATAAAATATTTGCCATAACCTTTTTATACTTCGTCTCTTGTAACTCTTCAGTATTTTGTATTTCAAAATCCTCACCAGCAACCCAATCTTCCCAACTATCAAAATGTGCTTCAAAGTCATCATTTATGTCTCTTACGATTGCTGTCTTCGTTACAGAATATTGTTCCTCTTCATCTTCCCCATAAATGTAATCAGCCTTTGGAAATGAAGTTTGGGTATAAGCACCCCTCTCAAACCAAGGTTCAGGTCTTCCTTCTAAAGAACCTAACATTCTTTTCTTATCCCCTCTTATGAATCCAGTATCAGGCTCACCGCTATCAGCTGCATAACCTGGTACATTTGATGCTTCCCATAAATCTCTGAATTTACCCATTATGCGTCAAACCTCACTACTATTCCCAGCGCTATGTCCTTTTCGTTCTTTATGGGTGCTGACAGTTGTCCTATCGCTATAAGTTGATTGAAGTCGTTATATAACCCAACCTTAGTTACATATGGTCTAAATTCTGAATGTGTTACGAATCCTTCATATTTATTAGCAGCTGTATATGAATTACTAAACGAACCAGACTTAGCAGTTGCGTGACCAGGTGGAAATAGCCTCCAAGCATCACTACCAACTACACTAATACTACCACTCCTCTCTTTCGTAGCAGATATGTTCATAGTTCCATTGAATTCATTTTCTCCAATCACACAAGTATATTCATATTCTCTTATTGTTTCTTGAGCTTTATATCTTAGAGAGAATCCATCAGTACCTTCCTTTTGTCCAACATCAATATACTTACTTCCAGTATCCGTCATCACAATCACGCCATGATCGTAAAAGACATTACCAACTACTGAACCTGTTGTAGCAGTTATCTCACCAAAATCAAATTTACCATTTGCTAAGCTACCACTTCTGAATTTAGCATAAGAAGAAGAATAATTATTGTCATATAAGTTTCCATCCCCATCATCTTTTATTGTTAGAGTTGTAGTTCCGCTATCATCAGTAAGTGTGATTGAGCCTGGTTTGATTCTTTCACCGAATAGTTTTTGTGGAACTGATATTATGGATGCTGATGTGTGTAAATTTCTATATTGTTTATCGCCATTAGCACCAAAATTATCATATGGATTTAGTTCTGTCCAATCTTTTTTAGTAGAAGCATTGATTTGTTTGTAATACATATTATTTATCAACGCCCAAGAAGGACCAGAATAGAATGAAGCACTATTAGGATATATCCTTACATTAGCAGAACCTGTTAGGAAGTTATGAAGACTTCCACTAATTGCTCTAAACGAATATACACCACTCCCACTGTCAACATTAGTTACAGTAAATTCCTTACCTACTTTGAATGGTGTGATTCTTATATCGCCTGGGTCTAGTGTCTTAAACATGACCTAATATCTCCCAGTTTAGAAATCTAATTTGACTTTTATCAGAGCTTCTCTAGAAAATGATTTCAATAATGGTTTACTCAATTTAGCTACTGCCAAAAGTTCATTAGAATCATTATATAATCCAACTTGTGTTATAAAAGATTTAGGATTCTTATAATATGAGCTAATAGAAAATGAACCATCTGATGCTGTAGCAAAAGTTGGGTTAGCACTAAAGTTGAACTCCTGATTAGGTACTCTCACAAAATAATGTTGTGAAGTAATTACCTCTTCTCTTCTAGACTGAAAATGAGAACCAGATGCAATCTTTGAGAAAAGCTTGAAAGAGTTATCACCATTAGTGTTTGAACCTAGCGCCGTACTCAAAGAAGCACTAGTATTTAGAACAGGTCCGTTGAATACCAATATTCCTAAGTCAGGATAAAATAATCCATAAGCACCACCTTGTTGTTCAGTAGCAGTCTTATGTGTTACAGCAGTTCCAGTAGCTATAGAACCACTAACAATGTTGAATACTCTACCACCTTGATTTACAGTAGGATTAGTAGTAGCACCACTATCGTCAATGAATCGTAAAGTTTTACCACCAGCATTACCCATCCTCAATTCCCAATTGCCTGGATCCATCTTTTCTCTTAAAAATTCTCTACTAACAGACAAAGCATATACATACTTTGGTGTTATATGAGTACCACTACCAGCGAATGTAAATTGATTCTCATTTGGTCCTAAAAGAGTATTTGATAGTTGACGATATATCGTAGCAGATGCTCTGTTACCATTCACACCCTTAGCACCTAAAGAACCACTCCCATTGAAGTGAGCAAAAGCAACTGAAAATTGAACTTTTCTTGTTGCAGTGGTAGATGGAGAACCATATACATCTAAATAATGTTCTCCAGAACTTCCTGATTGAACAGATGATGTGTAAAAAGCAGTCAATGTACCAGAACCATTTTCCCACATTCCTGAAGAAACTGTATCCTTTACATTGGAGATTACATCATTATCTTGATTGAATAATTTATAAATTGCCATCTTTTACTCCCTACATAGCAGCAGCATCGGCCGCTGTTCCTGTTAGTCTTACTGCATTCGTAATAGTTATCGAACTCGTAGCACCTGTATCATTTCCAATCACTGTTAGTTGTGTAGACTTTCCACCCACTGGTGATGATTGTGGTAATGGTAATAATTGTATTCTAACAGAATTAGCGACTACAGTCTTACTGTTCGGTGCATCATCTTCTCCTAAGAAGAAAGGTGTAGTAGCACCTGGTGCTCCAGCACCACCTCCTGAAGCAATATTCATCGTAACTACAGATTGATCATGTAGAATAAATGTATAGCTTCCATCGTTTACATTTGTTGTTGTAGCATTTACCACAATAGCAGATTGATTCAATCCTCCAGCTGCAGTAAATGTTACTGTACCTGGATTGACATTGAGAACTGGCATTCTAGCGGTATTCTTTGGTAGTGTTACCAACTTATACCTCATTACATGGTTCTCATCAGAGAATGCTTCTAGCAGTGGCATATTTTCAATTGCTTTACCATAGAAATCACTTCCGTTTGGATGTGTTACATCCCAAAGTCTATAATCTACTTCATCATCCGAAAGAGCAAATTTTGTTATATTGAAAGCTGAAGTTCCTTGAGCTAACAATTCTCTACCCTTTTTGGTGAGTATAGCGTCTACAGTTATGGTAGCGTTATTTAAAAATCCCATATCTTACTCCTAATATTATTATGTTCTGATTGTGGTATCATATATAAATATCACAATTTTAAATTTTTCATTTTTTTATTTCTTTTTCTTCTTATCACCTTGTATTCTTTTCTTCTTTCTTTTTTTCTTTTTCAATCTTGGTGACAACTCTTCAGCAACTTCAGGCACTTCTTTTATAGTTCCTATGTTACCTTTTAGTTTTTGAGCTTCAACTATATCTATAGTACCATCAGCTTTGAATCCACTGTCACTTACTTTTGGTATCACAGGCTTTTGCTTTTGGTCTTTGAATTTGAAATCTGATACTTTTCCATCTCCTGTTTTTAGAGTAGAATCACCACTCTCTTGTGTGACAAGCTTAGTCGGAGATGTTATAACAATCTCAATAGGTCTTCCACCATCTATTGTAGTCTTTGATGTATTTTTAACTCCAGCATAAAAAGAATTCATTTTAGCTTGAGATTGTTCAACTAAATTATCTAAATCAACATCAAAGAATGATGAAGAGTTCGGTAAATTTGCTGAGTGACTAGCCTCAGTAGTATAAAATCTTGCAGTCTTTTGGTTTCTTCCGTATATTCTTGATCCTGAAATAATTGGTTGATGTACCTCTTTTACAATTGCCAATGAATCTGAAGCATTGGACATAGTTACATCCGAATATAAACCTGGCTGAGTAAATTTTTGAAAAACAGTGTAATCAAAATTTCTTTCTTTTAATTCAGTAATTGTACCATCGTATGTGTCATATGAACCCGTAGCAACTATAACAGAACCAGACTCAGTTGTTCTTGATATACTAATAGTATCTGAGTAAGCATCGCTTGTAGCAACACTAACTCCCGTATTAAAAGATGCTGTTACTGATATGATATCTTTCGTAACATCGATAGTTCCTCTTATATTTTCAGTAGTTACTATAGGATCTTTTCCTGTTATAACTTTTGGTCTTTCAAAAATGTTTGGTTCTACCAAAACACCTATATCAGGCTTTGCTCTAGCAGGTATCAATTTTCTGAGTGCTGGATATAAAGATTGGTCATAATATTTCAACATTCTAATATAGTCCCAAAAGTTATTTGGTTCGGTGTACTTTTGCCAGTATTTATCTGATATATTTTTTAGTCCTCTGTAGCTCTGTTCTGTCTTATCTCTTGGGTCTCCTAAATAGTTTTCAAAATTTAAGTCACCAACCGATTGTATAATATCATTATTTATGACATCAGTAGGAGCAAAAAATATTCCTACCTTATTAGAATCATTTGCTGCTGTATCATACTGACTTTTAGTAACCCTTTTTGTTCTTTGTAAAATTTCACCATTTTTGATATTATTATCTTCTAATCTAATCTTTTTAGTAGTTCTTCTTAGCGCACCTATACTTGGTATATGAGACTGTAACTCATCGACAACATTACTAAAGAAGTTACCAGTAAATCCACTATGTGATCCTGACAATGTTGAGGTTTGATTTGAGCTTACATCTCTAATTCCACCAGTGTCGGAACTCAAATCTTTGTTGTCATTCATTGAGTATCTCAAAACTAAGTTACTATATGATGATGATATAGTATTACCATTATATGCTTGTGGATTAGCCACATGATTTTTGAATTGTTTCACACCCAATGTTTCAGTCCAATGTCTATACTCCATCATAGAGCCTGATAGCTGACCACCAAAAGAACCAGTCTGAGAAGCAGCTCCTCTTGTAGTGTTTGAAGCACCACCGATAAATATTGTACCATTATTAGCATAAGCAAGATTATAAGATCCTGAATCAGCAATATCTGTAGACATAGTAGCTGCAGAAAACAGATGTATCTTACTTCTACTAGCATCATATTTACCAACAGATAATTGAAATGATTGAGTTACCTCAGCAGAATCTGAACCTGAAGTTCTCCTCAACATCACAGAATAAAAATCTCCATCATATACAGGAAGTTCACTACTCTGAATCTGTTTTTGACCATCTGAGCCTGATAATGTAAATGCCACATAACCATAATTGTCTACTGAATTATTATCTTTCAAGCTAATATTGAAGCTAGATGTAAAGTCACTACCTATCTTTTCTACCAATACTTGATTAGAACTACTGACTGCTCTAAATCTAAACTCTATAGTATCCGGCTTTCTTTCCGAATCTGTATCATTTGCCCAAGCAACCTTTATAAATTGGCTTGACCTAAAATCTAATGCTTTTGTAAATTTTCTTGTTATCTCAAATTGTGGTGTTTCATCATCTGATATAGTAGGACCGCCATACTCTTTGACTCTTAGTATTGTTGATGGTATACCATAAATATTTATCAATCCTTTTAGAGCTTTTATTGTACCTTTATTCTTTAGGAAGAAAGGCATGTTGTTTATTATACGACCCCATATCTCTCTTGTAAGGTCTTTTTGTGATTGTGCAGAGTATACAGAAACACTAGATCCTGATACTTCATTTCCTGTTTGATATCTTGGTAGACTCACTAAGTCTGAACTATCGTTTAATTTCCATCCTAAAGAATTACCTACGCTGTATAATAAGTCCTTTGATAGTCCTTCGTCTAATTTATCTCTTCTATCATATGTGTCCTCTAATCCTTTTATGTAAACCCAAAGATTATCAAAATGATGCGCTATCATATCTGTAAATTTTAGATAGTCTGTATTTCCAGAATCATCTATTATGTGCTGTGGTAATAATGAACTAAGTCTGTTTCCATTTTCTTCATCATACAATGATGATGAAATTATATTCTCATTATACCAGTTAGTTCCCTCAGAAGAAGTGGTATGTGCTAAAACATAAGGACTTGTCAGCGTACCACTTCCACCAACCTTTGGCCACGCATTACTATAAAATTGTCCTAAAGAACTGGTGACATAAGATGAACTCTCATAATACATATAACTTTCAAACCCATCAAAGTTATTTTTTACTTCATTTGTTCTAAGTTTCCACAAGTCTCTATTTTCTGATGATCCAGATACTGTTACTAATGATGCGCTTGATGCATTATAACTTTCAATCAACTCTAATTTATACTTAAAATTTCTTATCCTATTCTCTACAGAACCAAAGTTAGTAAAGTTTTCATATCTACTGTAATCAACATTCAACTCTACACTGTCTGTACTAGAAGAAACTATTCTATTCTTTAGTTCAGAAGATACAATTGAATCAGATGTTAGAATCTCATTTTCATTTTTGAATTGAGTTGTCCTTCTCTGTACAGGACTATTAACATTAGCTAAATCAGGACTTTTTAGTAGTCTGTCTCCAAGGGGACTGTCTACAAAATTTACTATTTTGACGATTTCAGTAACAGGCTCTATCATCTCCTTTACCACTACACATTCATCAAACTTTTTTATTCTATCAGGTAATGGTTCGTACATTTTAAAAACTATGCTATGTGGCCACTTGACAACTGATGCTCTATCTTGCTTGAAGTTAGTGGTTAGATATTGATTACTTCCAAACTTTATATAAGTCCTTAGCTCTTTGGGATTGAACACTGTATATGATACATCGAATCCAGTATAAGATCCTGCTTGAGAACCTTCTTGATAAAATGCTAGTGCTGGATTATCATCTTCTCCAAGCTCTATTGCGCCATCTTGAAATGTCTTGTCTAACTCTATAACAGTACCATCACCATTCACCGATTGTATCTGTGCAACAAATGGCTTTTTAACTTTTTCAGTTGTGGTTTGGCTGTCTAATCTAAATCTTACATCGAGATCATCCAACCATAATATACCTGGCTTACCCCCTATATGTGCTTCAAAGCTAATAGACCAACCTGGAATACTCAGTCTCCAACCATCATGTACTGGTATTACAGCCTCAAACTTTTCCCATTCATTCGCTATGGTATTTGATACCATCGGTAGTCCGCTTGTTGGTCTAACATAACTATATTGTGGTGGCTGTGGACCTTGAGACTTCCAATAGTGTACTGTACTGCTGTCATCAGGACCTGTCCATATCCATTCGCCACCCTCACTCTCTGTTCCGACTTTATCGGTTGTCTCTCCTACTATTATATTACCTGAACCATCGTCTATATGTGGTACATTTGGTAAAGGATTATCATCCTCATCTACCATCCAATTATCTTTGCCAGGATTTCTAGTACCAACTACTAAATCCTCACCACCATCTTGTACAGTACCAGCTCCTATGAATACCTCATCAAAGCTATCCATAAGTTGGTGTTCTCCACCTACTTGAGTAAGGACTTGACTTCCGACTATACAAGCATATCTAGCCCAATCAGTAAATCCAGGTGTGAGGTCTCTTTCAAAAATAACATCAGGATTTACAGGCATTGAATCAAACCCATCCTCATTTATTGTTCTTGGATAGTCAGGTTCAAACCATTGGTCTGCTCCGTCTTGACTGTTAGTTAGTTCATAGAAATCGCCATCTCCATCGTCTACTCTATAATATTGGTCGTCTACATAAGCATAAAATCTAAAGTCTCCGTTAGATCGTGACAAGCTCCATTTTACCTTATAATCATTCTCAACTATTCTATTGTGAAATGGTTCATCTAAGTCTTTGATGGTAACGACATTTTGTATCGGTAGATATAAATCATTGTCTGCTAAATCTTTATCTATCTTAAATTTTGACTGATTCTTTTTTCTAAATGTATCAATCCTAAAGCTTTTATTATTTCCAAAACCATCGTAATAGAATATATGAAAGCCACCCATCATTGGAATATTTTCTTCTTGATGTTGTGCTGGAGTTATAGATTGAACGAATCCATATTGAAATATATCTTCATACAGACTTACTGTTGTTGATTCACCATTTCCACTTTCTCTTTCTACATATGTGGTTCTTAGCTGAGGAAACACATCATCCCAACTACGAACTAAAACTTTTTGAGAATTTGGTTGATTAACTTTTGTAATCCAAATTAAATCTTGCTTACCAAGCATAACATAATCAGGATGTACATCGCCTGAATTCTCCAAATAATATTCACCCCAAAAATTTTGTTGGCTGGCTGAGCCTGGTCCCCAAGATTTATCCTTTAGCCAATTATAAAAATACGATCCTATCGTACATCCATATTGAAAGTTTGTGCTAGATGGTAAGTCTCTTGGAAAAAGTGGTCTTCTTGTCTCCACTATTTCATTTTGTATTCTATAAGGATGAGCGTTTACAGCATTTGGGAATTGTTCTGGACTTACTGTTCTATACTCTCTAGGGTCATTCTCCCCACCCGTTCCAAAGATAGGGTCTGGTTCTGCTGGTGTAGGATATCTTCTCCACATTCCGTTTGTCCATTGATATTCCCCCCCTTCACTAAGAGTTCCCTCTTGGGTACTGAATCCACTGTAATTTTGGTTCAATGCTAATTTTATAAATGGTGGTTCTCCTGGCTCCCCATCAGCCATATACATCGACACCTTCCACGCACCAGTACCATGCGTACCACTTACTGGTTTATTGAATAACTCACTTGTCATTCCAACATGCATATCTGGAGGATAAGTTCCAGCAATCCAACCATAGTCACTTACATCTGAAAAGAAATTAGTGACAAGCATCCCTTGGGTATAAACTGTCTGTGGAACATTTTCTGCCTGTAAAGCCGATTCTATCGTTGCTGGAACATATCCAGGAGGTGGTTCTGTAGGCATCTCTTCATTCAGAGGACTACCTTCAACAAAAAATCCCTCAGGTGGAAAATCAGGCTGCGCCTCTGACTCTAACTCATTTGGAAACTTAGCAGTTATTCTTAATAATTTGTCTGGAACACTAGATTTTATATAACCAGTTACTAAGATAGAATCTTGATGACCTACTCCTAGTGATTCTAATGTAGTTCCTACAAAATGATGTGTTAGCATCAAAGCTCTATGTGGTTGTTCAAGAGGCCAAGCACTAAAGTCCTCAGCAAAAGTCTGATTTATATCTGGAAACTTATAACATACTCCTCCGTCACGACCTTCACCTTGAACCCAATGTGCCCAGTATCCTAAATGAACTGAATTACCCCAAGTATCACTGTTAGCAAACCAAGATAAATATCCTGAACTCCACTCACCCTGTGGTCTTACTGCATTTGCGTGTAGGTTACTGTCCCAAGGATATCTATCTCCATACTTTATAGGTTCACCATAATCATCGGTTCTCAATGCTTCTTGTTCAGTTAATATATTTTGTTGTGTTTCTGGAACAGTATCTATTGTATCTACATGATAAACATCATTTATATAAATTGTACCACCAACCATGCGATGTGTAAATGTAAATCCGTTAGGGTCTGTGGTAAGTGTCATAACATTAGTATTTGTTATAAAGTTGCCCTCATCATTCAGAGTTCCAAATTGTATAATACCAGTCGGTACTCCAACCCTTCTTACAGACTCACCTAGTCTAGAAAAATCTTCAAAGTTATTCCGCCCACTTATATCAGATGCTTTTATTCTAATTTCTTTTCTTGATGGTGATACAGCATCTACCAATAATGTCATCTTCTTTAGTTGTAGCTCTTGTCCTCTTTCAATGTTTCCTATCTTTTCAAATATCTTACCATCATCAGTTACATCAATATAATCTACATCATCATATATATCAAATTTTCCTTGTAGATTAGGAATGGTTTTTATCAATACATCGTCATCGCTACCAGCCAACTTTCTCAAAAACCTATACTCTACGGCATATGTACCAGATTCCAATCCAGCACTTATCAAATCTAGACCTGGTTTCAATAATATTTTATCATCTACATCAAATTGAACATCACTCACAGGTCTGATAGTTGAGTCTAATACGCCACCACTTGTATTCGATACAACTATTTCAACAAAATCTCTGTTTGGATTAGTTCCAAACATGCCATTCTCATATGGTTTATTTCCAATACGAATGTCATTACCTGATTGTAATAATTGTCTGTCTCTTATGTTTAGTTTACTAGCCATTATAGTTCTATTATATTCCTATCTATTACTTCTTCTAAAATATCATCATTTATTCTGTATTGCGGAGTCTCTAAAGTTTTAGTTAGCACTGTGGTTTCATCATCATACAACTCTCCGGTGTATGGATTTTCAAATAATAACATAGTTCCGTTTTCATCTCTTACCACTAAACTCCCATCATTAGCTGCAAATTCTGCACTATCGTAAAATTGTGTTTTATAATAATCTCTTCGCGCTAAGTATGCTTGTTCGTCAGCATCTTTGAGATTTTGGTAATACTCATTTTGCTGAAGTTCTTCTTTTGTATACGGCATTTTTACCTCACAACTTTGAATGTAAAATCATTATCAAAGTAGTTTACCATCTCTTCGGTAGTATTACTTCCACTAACCACTTTGAATTCAAATTTATAATATCTTTCTGCTTGTAATCCATTCATCCATAAATTAAAATAATTACCATCAGAATCACAGCTTATTAGTGAACCTGTACTAAATGGAATTATAACATCACTTGTATCAGCATCAACAACAGAATAGTAAGCACCATCATTGATTAGTTTACTACCACTTGGTAAATACTTTACTGTTAGGTATTCAGAAGCAGTATTTGAAAACGACTTTTCAGGATACCTTCCTCTACCAACCACTCTAAATTTAGCCTTTGATTTTTCTTTATATTCAGGTCTTATATTTTTCATATAAATTTGTAAATCTTCTAATTCTGATTTTGGTAATGCTGATAATGAACCTGTTGTCCATTTTGTATCATACCACTCAACCTCTAATTTTGGTGGATATATGGTATTAGTTTGTCTTGAAAAGAACGATAAACTACCAAGTCTTTTTGTGCTTCCCTCATCGGTATTAGTATCACCATTACCGAAACTACCACTTCTTTTTACTATGAATCCCTCATTAGTATATGTACCATTCAACCAAGAATTTACGATTGGTGTAACATCCATTCTTATGTCTCTTGTTTCATATTGAAGTGATTGAGAAGCATATACATCTGTAAACCAAGTACCACCAGAACCAGTCAAAGGTCCGTACCATTGAGTTTTATCAGTACCATTATCTTTATAGTTCCAGCTAGCACCATCTATTGTTGCTGGGCTATCAGCTTTGAATCCTTCACCCTCAGCCCAACTTTGACTTATAGGATAAGCAAAAAGTGACTGACTTACTGATAATTCCCTTGGATTAGCATCATATAAATTTAGATAGTATTTAGCATCAGTAGATATCTGTCCTCTTACAATTGATTGTGATATTTCAGCTAAGTCAAATTTTAGTAGAGCCCTTGATACTTTTGGATTAGTTCCAGCAGCACTTAGCTCTTTCTGAACCTCTAAAATTTCATCAAGTCCAGTATTTTGACTACCACTGTCTTGATATAATGTCGTATCCTTATCTGGAAAAATAAAATAGTGCATTAGTTACCTCCTGCTGAAGAACCAACTACTCTTCCTTCGATGTCCGTTGCTGGAAACTTTATTTCAAAGCAACTTGGATCCATAGATGGATAGACAACTCCATCTTTGGTAGCTGATGTTATGTCGTACATATTTCCTGAATAACCTGCAGAACTTAGAAATCTATTAGTAACCAGTATTGGTAAACCATTAGGATTATTATCTTCAGGCGGAACTACTGCAGAAACACCATCTGTCAAAGATATCTTATATGCTAAATCAGACAATACTATTGGTTGTCCAATTTGCCATTTATCTATATTGAAAAAGCTTCTAACAACTTGCATTGCTCTTAGTAAAACTTCTTCCCCATTGTATCCTGCCTTTGTTATTATATTAAATTTCACTGCTATGTTTATTACAAAAGCATCCTTTATATTTACAGCATCAGTAACCATTCTAAATTGTGTTAGATAGGTTTGTATGTTTTCCTTTACCGCCTGATTCAATTGAGTCAATTTCTTTACTGAATTGTATCCTAATACATATAAGTTCAATGCTAATGGATTTATGATTCTGTTATCTGAATTAGCACCTGTATCGGTTGTATCTAATTGACTATCTTGTACTATATATGCTTTTGCTATATTACCATACTTTGGTGGCAAAGCGTATACCCTCGTTATATAATCTTCTTTAGTAACAGCTCTTGATTGTGCCTGAAAGTATGCTAATGCGTTGTTCTTTACCTCTCTAACACTTTCAGCAGACCTACCACCAGTAGCTGGTTGTGGATTAGTAACTCCAACAGAACCTCTTGTCTGTGACAATAAAGCTGGTGTTAGTCCATTAGCGTCAATCTCTATATCTACTTTTTGTACATTACTAATTGTATTAGAACCGACATTATTATTTATACCTCCACCATACCTATATGTAATTTGTAAAGTAGTGTTTGCTGGTGCCATTCCATAAGCCTTTGTTTGTAAAAAGTTTGAAGGATCGAAAGCTTCTCCTAATTTTGATGGTGAGCCAGGTAAGCTTGAACCAACATTATCAGGATTAGGTACAATCTCTTCATCAGGATTATCAGATATCCCAGCACCAAATCTCATTTCTGTTTTACCATCTTGTGTTATGTATGTGGTAAATCTTCTAGAAGTTTTCAATAGTTTTAATAAATAAGGAGCCTGGTCTGCTTGTGATGCTAAATCAGGATCTGTTTTCGTTGTATTTTCCATATCTGTAAATACTGTATCTTGAGCTAAATATGGAACTTCATACCAACTGTTACCATCACTGTCTACACAAGAAATTATTTCAGTAACATCAGGATTAGCTAAAGCAATTCTTTTATACTTCTCAGCAGAAGCAACAGAAATAAATTCTGTTACAACCTGACCACTTCTTGCTCTTACACTTTTTCTCAATAAATAGTTTACTGGAACATTACCACTACTTTCAAAAATACTTATAGCCATTGGGTCGTATGATGATGAAAATTTGAAATTACAATCTTCGGTTGTTGTGAATGGAATTGCAGAAGTAGACTCTACTTTCATACCACCTTTTATATTCAAAGCATATGATAAATCAGGAGCAGTAGTGTAACTAGCACCTGTTCCGCTTGACTTTGCTGGTACTGTTTGAAATATATCTAAGAATACAGATGCTGGAGTTGCTTGTCTAGGTTTATATCCTAATGCTTGTGCCATATTATAAACTGTCTTCTTCTCTTCAGCATATGCTAATAAACTTTCTTTGAATTGATTGTCTACATAATAAGATAGAACATCTCCTACATATGAAGCCATCTCAATAAACATCATACCAGGTGATGCTTCATTGAAGTCATTATAATTATTTGGAAAATAAACCTTAGCAAACTCTATTAGATTTGCTTTTAGAGAACTAAAATCTTTGTTTAGATATTTTACCTCTTTTATTGAATCATTTTTTGGTGCTGTATATGGCATTTACTCTCTCCAGTTATCCACCTAATTGTCTACTAAACGCTTGACCTTCTTGTCCAGTTTCTACATCATCAAGTGAACCCAAGTCTAATGTTATATCTTCTAATGTGGTAGTATCCGTATTTAGTGAAAATTGTATTCTTGGTGATAATATATTTTCAGAATTTTCAAATGTTACACGCACAACCTTTACATGAGGTAAAAATTCAGCAATAGAACCTCTTATCTTTTCTTCTATGGAAGTTTGAGTATCATCGTTTATCGGTTCAAAAACAACATTCAATAACTCAGAACCAAATGTTGGATTGCCCAGTCTTTCACCTCTTCTTGTCAAAAGTAAATTTCTGATATTTGATTTTGTTTGTTCTAACAAAGTCTGTGTCTGCTTGAATACACCATTCTGATGTACTCCCAATGGAAGTTGTACACCAATTAGAACATCTGGATCTAAATCATTTTCTATTACACTCATTATATCTTACCATCTTTTTTATCTAAAGCTTTCATCACTCCACTATAATCCTTTGTCAAAGCATTCATCACATCTTCAGGAACACTATCTGGATTTACACCAGCTGCTTGAGCAGTTGTAACTCCAATAGATTGCCTTTTTGTTTCAGCACTACCAAACTGATTACCATATCCCATCATTTCAGCCATTCTTGATGAATCAAAAGTTCCACCACCCATTGTTGGGTACTCTTCCATTTCATTTTGTTGTGCTGTTTCATTGAGTACTTTATTCAACATAGGGTCTTTTACATAACTTACTTGTTCTTTTTGTGACTTAGGTTTAGGTAACACTTCCGGCACATCATTAGAATTATTTTGTGCTTTAGGTGTCTGATATCCTTCACTTATAAATATCTTCTTTACCTCTTTTTGTACCTCACGTTTGATAATTTCTCTCAACATTTGTACTAGTTTACTTTTCTTTGACATTTAAAACTCCTGTTTTATATAAATATAAATCTAAAATAAAATTGATTATTAAACTGTATATGTCTTTGGGACATCATCCTCATCAGTATCAAGACCTGCTAGAGCTTCACTTGCTTCGTCTAACATTTCTTGTGCTTCGTTTTCTACTCTATTCTTAATTCCTGCTAGTCGTAATCGCTTTTTCTCTTCTAATTTTTGTTTTCTTTTTAGTCTAGCCTTTTTCTTAGCTGTTAATCTTTCATTTAGTGCATCAATCTTATCATTGAATGTACCATTTACTTGGATGGCAGAGACAGTACCATCTGCTCTTGTGGTTGTAATAGTACCACCACTAAAAGCAATAAACTCATTCTGTGACGGCTCTATTACTGAAGTGATGTCTAATAAAGCATCTATTTCAGACTTCAACAATTCCCTCAATAGTTTTACAGCATACTGTACAGCTGCTACTACTGGATTCAGAGACATACCTATAGTACTAGCCTTTTCAGAAGCCTCTGCTGTTTTTTTAGCAGTCAATGCAGTTTTTACAGCCTTACCGACTTTCTTTCTAGTCGCTCTGGTATCTTCCCAAAACTTCTTTACTGCTTCTATCTGTTCTCTCACCACCATCAACTGATTATAATACTCATCATAGACTGCTTCGTTTTCTTCTATCTTTTGTATATAATCATCAGTTAGCTCGTTTAGACGAACCACTTCTTCAGCACTTTCTTTTTGAATTGCTTCTTTTAGTATGGTTGCTAAAACCGGCTTTTTGTGCCAATCTGCGTGTGGCATTATTGTCTCCTATTACTCAGAATATACTGTCTTACTAAAAAGACTTTCTTCATCTATATATTTTTTACCTATAGAAACGATTCCAGCTCTTAGACTAGCAGCAGCACTCTGTATTTGAGCAGAACCATTTCCTTCAAATGCTTCTAAAGTATTACAAAACCCTTGAATATTCAATAATAAATCATTTACAAAATTTCTCATATCAGTACCCCTTACAATAGGGCTTTGTGAATCAGTTTTACCTAAGCTAACCTTACCACCCACTGTTGCTATGTTTATCTCATCAATAGCAGTAATGTTTATGTCATTTCCTGATGTCACATACATAGAACCAGGATGATTAGCATTTAAATGTATTGTATCACTTGAAATTGTGATGGTGTCTCCTGTCGTATCAAAAAATTCTTCTTGTTCTGTTTCTAATACAGATGGTTCTAATTCAGTTTGTTGTGGGTTACTTGTCATTTCAATAACCGAGCCTACGGAATTAGGATTATGAAAATGAGGAAAATTCTTATCAAAGTTTTTATGTCCAACTTGAAAGGTATCTTTGTCTTGATTATTACCAATAACAATTTTTGGATAAGACCTATAACCATTTGCTTCTGGCTCTGAAGTAAACATCATATAGTTACCGAATCTTCCTTGAATAGTAGTATCACCATGTCTTGCCATTACTGGTCTAGCCATATAAGTAACTGATTCGAATACTTGTTCCTCACCAACAACTTTTTCAACTCTATTGTGGTTCACCTTACCCATTCTGTTCAAAGGGAAATTATAAAATATCTGTCCGTCGTGTTCAACCAATACTACTTCTTCATCAATTAGCGGCATACAATTGAAATGAGAACACATAGGTCCTACATTACTTATAACATCTTGATTATAATTTAGCTTTACATCTATATTACCATGCATCTCCCACGCATAAGTTTCTACACCATCTTTTCTTGTCCTTTTAGGTAGATGTTCTTGCTCTGAGTAAACCTTCACAACCCTACCAGTCACATGCTGCTTGTGTTCTATATCAGATTGCATCGACTTAAAAAGTTCGATTGCTTGGTTATGTGATATTAGTCCAGGTTTTTTTGTTTTAGATAATTTACTACCAACTCTAATTTCAGCTATTGACAATGTTAGACTCCAATTTATCTGAATGTTTCTGTACATCACTTGCTACTTCTTCTACTGCTGTAAGTAGTTGTTCCTTCTCAGCCTCAGACAATCCAAATTCATCTTCTGAACTACCTTTGCTTTCGGAGGAAATTATTCTTTGTACAATAGCAGCCATCTTTACAAGTTGGTCATCATTCTTTACATTGATTTCCAAATACTCTTTTAGCATAGGGATAATTTGTACAGCAGTATCACCATCTTTTATAAACGAAGTTACTTCTTTCATAAGAACTTCTAGCTGTGTTTTATTTCTTTCTGTATTTTTATAAATATCCTCAAATAAATCAGACAGCGATTTACCTTTAAATATTTCATAATCATTAGCCATAATTAGACTCCATATATGTAAATGTGGATTATTGTTATATATAAATATAAAGAGGCACAAAAAAAGGGAGTAAAAACTCCCTTTCCTCATTTATCATGCACTAACCGAGCCTAAGGGAGATTCTGCTTCTCTTACAAGAGAGCCTGTATAGGATATATCAACTGTACCATACTTATCAAATTCGTAATATAACCTATCATTGAATTTCTTCATTACATTTATGATACGAGTAATGTGTTGTGTGTTAGAACCAGTCATCTCACGAATAAGAATATAAAGAGCTTTCTTATTGAAGTTCTCAATGTTCTCTTTTATACGAAAGATATGTAATACAGAATCAGCAACCCTAATATCTTTTTGTCTTTTGAAAACATTAGTAAGATTGGTATCCCAAAATCTCTGTAATTCATCAACAAATAACATTGCGTTTTCACTGGAAATCTCAGCTGACTTTTCACTTTGAGTATTTCTTTTGTAATCCAGTACATCCATCTGAGAGTGTATCTTACCCATCTTATAGTTCTTATTGTTATTTAGGATAAGATAGTTTTTAGCAACGATGCTAAAATAGGAGAATGCCCTACCTTTACCTTCTTTGAACTTGTGCATGTTCATAACTAAGAAAGAGACAACTTCGTGTTTTACCTCTTCTGAAGATACATCGAAATAATAAAATTTGAATGTATGAATTATATTCTCTACCAACTTTTCAAAAGCCTTTCGAATATGTTCATTGTAAATTTTATTCCTCAATGCTGGTTTATCTTCCGCATTATTATATCTGATAATTGCTTTTTCTGTGCCCATTGTGAAGTAATATCTACTACTTCCTTTCTTTGCTTTTCTAGCCACTAATTGACTCCTCTTCTATTTCTAGTTCGTTTATTGCTTTTTCAATTTCTTTGAATATAATTCCTACCTCATCATCTTCAGCAAAGTATTCTTTATAGTCAAGTTCTTTTATTGTCTTATTGACATTCATCATTCTGGTACTATATTCATCTATCCAATCTTCCATAACTTCCATCTTCTTCATTGTATTCCATAATCCATACCAGGAAGCTACACATAAAAGCGCCAATAATACAAGGACTATTTCCAGAATCATCATTATTTTTCTCCAAACAGCTCTTCAAATAAATCAGCTGATTTAGTTTTCAATCTATCACTATCATCACTTTTAGTTTGAACTGCTTTTTTCATATTAGTAGCAACTTTTACATTAGCCTCTTCATCTAATCTGTTCCATTCATCACCTTCAATATGAGTAGCCATCATATCAGCCTGATGAAGTATATAAGCTATGTTAGACTTCAAAGACCAATCAGGATTATAATTCATATAATATGTCTTATTAGCTTCTTCATACATTCCATCTGTAAGTCTCAATCCGATATATTCCCATTCTGTCATTGTTATTCCAAAATGTTGTAATATAAATAAAGACCTATCTGTTACAGACATATATTGTAGTTTAGGATTATGTTTGAATATAGAACCTTGATTCTTTCTATGCCATTCAGAATCTTGTGGTATATAATAATCTTCTTCTAAATCACCAACCTTACCTAAG